CCTGAGCCGCTTTGGCAACGAGATGCTTCGCCCAGAGGGCTATGGCATCGTCAACATCATCTACTAGTAACGCTTTGCAACACACTGATTAATTGTACACATCCTGTGTTGGGGACACGCAAGACACATCGTCGTGTCCCCAACACAATCTCTCTCGATGTTCACCCGAACAAAATCTAGGAAGTTCACTTCGGTGGGATGATGCCACAGATCCACACATTCACTTTGGAGGTATGAGCGATGAGATTGATGCCGCAGCCCGAGATTCAGGAACCCATGGCACCTATGTATTTTGTGAAACTGCCCCTCGTTCAGCATGAGTTCAACGTTCGGGGACTTACTGTTCGCGACGAAGACATCCTCAAAGGAAGCGCGACAAGTCCCAAGAAGATGAGCGACACATTGAATCATCTGATGTACGATTGCATCGAGTCGTCCATGAAGACGGGCGAGAATGCACCATTCCCAACATTTACTGCGTTCGTCAATGGAATCACGCCCAGCGATCGAGATGCGCTTCTGTTTGGCATCATTATGGCATCCTACGATGTTGAGCATGATATGTCCATTCAGTGTGGATCGTGCAACACAAAGACTACTGAGATGATCAATCTGGCATCTCTCCTGAAAGTGGATATGTATGCGGGAGATGTTCCCATTCTAACCAAACATCCCATACTTCAGTATCCCGAGTATGGATGGACTGTTTTCCTGAAACAGCCCACACTCGCCGACGAAATCAAGATTTTGTCGTCATCCAAAGGCGATTCTGCTCCCGAACATCAGTACCTGATTGTTGATCATATCGAAGCCACAGCAAAAGATGATGCGGGAAACACCATTCCCATTGTTATGACGAATCCGCTTGAGATCTATGGTGCGTTTGCATCCAAGCCCGCCAAGGTGCGGAAACGTTTGATCAAGGAGTGGAAAGAAGCGTTTGGTGAACACGGAATCACTGCTTCATTTGAGGGACTCTGTCCAAATTGTGGTAATCCACTCCAAATCAGCATCAGTCCACTCGCACATCTCTTTTTTCTGGTGGCACACGCGTGATAATCTAGACTATGCTGAGTATTTTCGGCGAATTGAGGCACATCACGATAACATGATGGCAACAGTCATGTTGTTTATGACATTGTTTCAAGTTCCCTTCGAATCAGTATATAATATGCCGCTCAAAGAGTTCACGATGATCCTTCAGAAGCGACTGAAGTTCGAAGAGGACAAAAATCGCCGAACTCAACAAGCCATGGATGAACGCACATCAGCGATCGATTTGCGTAAACGTCACGCTAACGTGCGACAAACCCCAGCTCAGATCGCAAAACGTCCTACATTCGTGTGATGGACGATGTTCACCTAGAAAGGAGACGACTCTCAACTTATGGCACAGCCTATCACAACATTTTTGCCCACCTTTGATGCACGTGGCAACTTCAAAGAAGAGACGGGCTGGAACGCGATTATCAAAAGCATTTTCATGTGTCTTGCGGTGCGTCGTAAAACCCGTCAGTGGCAACCCGAGTTTGGGAGTCGTCTCCATGAGTTCCTTTTCGAGCACAATGCCAACGCGGGAGACATCGCTCGCGAGGTTGAAGCAGCGTGTCGATGGGAATCTCGAGCTACAGTAACTGGTATCACCGTCACAATCGAAGACATGAAAACGCGTCCGGGTAAAGTTGCTCGCATTTCTATGACAATCAACTACAATGAAACCAACAAGGATGTAACATTCCGAATCCCATCACAAATTGATCTTCTCAATGGGAAGATCTATGACATTTGTGTGGATACTGACACCACACAAACAAGCACAAACGAAGCCACGGTGGAACAGATTCATACTGCTTTAGAAAATGTGACCCTCCATGACGTCTAATATTGTACACGAATCGTTGACACAAAAGTACATCAACGAGTACCTTTCTCTCACACATAAAAAATATGTGCCGTTTCAGAATCGAATCACTGTAGATTACTATTCGCTCATAATCGCGCAGTCGAACTACGACCCACATCTACAAACCTTCTACAACGACGAAGCTGATAAAGAGTATGGTGGTGTGTTCCATCTGGTTATCGATTTCCCTGTTTTGACGTCCACATCCAGCGCCTTGGAAACAGTGGCCGATGAAAAGGGCACATCAATGGATGCATCAACATCACTTCAGCTTATGGTGGATCCGCTTCAGGGAGTCACTCCAAAAGTGGGCGACATGATTGGACTTAATGTGCCAGACATTATCCCATTGATCTACATCGTCACCAATGTGGATATGTCCACACCGCACGTCGTTCCATATCATAGATTGTCCATTGCATTATCTTCCGAGATCCTTAAAGATGGCATGATGCAGAAGGTTCGAGCAGTCAGTGCATTCTTGCCCGCATATCATGGCATCTATGATAAGGAGTTGTGTGTGATGTTATTGACCATCAAAAACACACTCGCAAAAGCTGTGTCTTTGTTTAACGCCCTCTATGATCCCACTGTGGATTATCGAGAATTGTATCACGATGTGAATCACGACATCATCTTCCCAGAAATCGATCATCGATTCTACTCTCTGGTTCTTCGAAACATTCAGCATTTTGATAGACAACAATATATACCAAGTGGTGCGGCTCTTGACGAACGATTGTTCACCTTCGATAACACAATTCTGGATTGCTTTTGCGACCCCATTAAGTATGCAACTCTTTCCTTCAGTTCATCAACGAACACCATGGTGGACTACAATACGATTCGGGAAGTTATACATCCAGAATCACATCAATATGAGGCGTTTGGTGGATCTACCAATTCGTTCTTGCAGCTGGTGTACCCAGAGGTCACTGCTCTCGACCACACCGAGCACATGACGTGGTTCTTGTCTGCTGTGAGAAAGCTTGATCCCGCATATTCAAAACCATTTACATATGCACAACGACTCGATAATCTGATGACTCGTTGGTTGAATATCTACTACAACGAGTCATATGCGATGAATGTCAAGAATGCACTTGTATCCGATTTTGAGAGCATTGATTGTAATAATGCTTTTGAATGTCTTGTTGTTGCTGCGCAGTGCTGTTACTTGTTGAATCATCTCACAGCATCTCATCAGACAATTGTCTGAGATGGATGTGATTGCCCATGCGGATTGAATCAAGAGATCTGAGTGAACTCGCGAAGCTCTATGATCAAAATCATTTCTATACAAAGGCATTCAAGAATCTTCTGACAGCAATCACGAGAAACGATGTATCATCGTTGGATAAAGTGCCCGATGAGATTCTTTACTCATATGTGGCAACTCGAGACAAACTTGCACAGTTTTTCAACAACGAGATTAACGAACCGTTGTACGAAAGCGATGCATACAATGGATTGATGAATATGAAGCTTGATCTGTATGCTGTGATGCATACAATGATCAACCTTCGAAAAGAGATCACAAACCTTTCTATACAGCCTGATGAGGTCGTGAGCGAATATCTTGACTCGTTTGGATTCCCCGTCAAGCATTTGTTTGGTCCACAACAACGGCGGGGTATCGCGCAAAACGTATATGGATATCTGCGAAAGAAGGGTACACCATCGCTTCTCGGCCGACTTCTCAATCAGCTCAACTACCGAGATTTCTATATCGCGGAGTACTGGTTGCACCACAACTATGACACAGCTCGATTTCCTGATGCTCGGCATACACTGATTCCAGACATCATCTGGAACAACAACTCGGCACTTCCCATCGAAACCTTCGCTCCCCTCACATATGCCTTGGGAGAAATTGATGATCCGTTATGGACATTGAGTTCCGATGACATTGATGAGATGGATGCGGATAAACGACTCACATTCCCCATGAAGACCGCATATTATGTTATGGGGCTTGTGTTCGAGTGGAGCAAACAGGGCACGATTTTTTCGTTGTTGCATTCCGCCATGTACCGACAGACCACGGAACGGTTGATGGTGGGCGAAGACATTAATGAAATCTATGTTTCTGGTTTTTCAAAGAACGTGTCGTACATCGCCCTCACATATGCATATGCCATGGTGTTGAGTCATCTTTCTGGGATCCACGATCCACTCTCGGTGCTTCCCACCGACAAGATGATGTGGTGGCAAGGCGATGTATCATATCTCGAACAACAAGATGTGGCATTCATATCGCCAAAATCCATCTATAAGACCATTGTCAAAGAAGTCGAGCAGTTGTATATGCGTCCGAGTTACTCACCTCCTGGGCACCCTGATAACCTGTCGCCGCTCAAGCGAAAAGAAAAGATCTTGGCGGCCATCAAACAGAGATTCTATGGAGACGTTCGCGATAACGTGTCTCGAGATAATCTTATTTCTACATTCTCGAAACACGACAAAACATTTTGTGCGTGGGTTAAAAACATTCTCGATACCGCGGGAACTGATTCGTATGGTGTGACCATTCGACTCGAATTACTCAATGTTTTTGGTGAAGCGTTTGAGTCATTCTTTTTTGACAAATGTCACGCATATATACCAGTTCGTCAGATTATTCTATCACAAACAAATCTGATCAACGCAATGCGCGATATCGATAAACATTTCACCCCATATCATTCTCATCTTGTGACAATCAACAATATATATGTCATCAACGATGTGCCCGGCGATTGTGTTGCATATGAAGATAAAAACAAACTTTATGGCGAGATCAATGTGTTCGATTGGTGGTTCGAGCCGTATTATAACATGCATAATCATTTCGTGTGGGTTGATGACTCGGATCAACTCGTTCAGAACAATATGGGAATTCTTCATCACAAGATTGGGAACATCTTTTACTACCCATTCATTTACAATAACAAAAAATGGGATATTGTTCTCGTCGAGGGGCTACATCCACTCCGAGAAATGATCATGTTCAACAATCCATATCAGTTCAGTCAAGCTCCTGATCGACAGGGAACGATTCATGCAAGCATGCCCAAGGATATTCCGATTCCGCGTGAGTTCACCGATATCTATGGGGACTATGGCATCTGGAACACAATTCGGTGGACACTTGGCGCCACAAAAATGCAACAGGATGAGATATCCCTTATTGATCAAACCGATCTCGGGAAGCATCCGGAAGAGGGATACATCAAAACATCAGATTCACAACCACATGCTGATCATATGCTGACATGGGTTGATGCCATTCTTAAATCCAATCTTTCGATATCTGATACACGTGGATTGGTTGAAGGCATTCTGTCTATGCACGAACGCATATTCAAAAACACCGAACGAAGTCAAACACATCTCGAATCGCTCATAGAAGAAACAGTCATACTCATCACACCCTATCATTTGTTGTACACAGATACTGTGACCGATCTGATTGTGATGAACTATACTGGTATGTTTGGACATTCTACATCGGTGTACAATGTGCCTGGGCCAAGCCTCAGATTGATGGGTTCCGATCAACAATATCGATATGATTCACCCACAATGTGGTCATATTATGCTCGGTCGATGATCGATGTGACGATTCTAGATCTCAATGACACAGTTGTGCCCACCGATCACACAACATCCATGAGTACAGATCTATCAGATCAGATCATATCTCACTATCCAGATGTTTCCGATCAGCACATCGAATCAGCTTACACGGACACACATCGAGATGATATAGATCTACACGATGTTGTTGCACTTCCTGGTGATGCAGATCTTTTGCCAACATATTCCGAAACATGTGACACAGCAGAACGAGCAGACACATTCTATGACGGCATTCCGATCACCTCTGCCATAGAAGATACACTCGAATCTCGATGCACATTGGAATATTCCGACGATGATGCGCAAGATGCATTTTTGATGAATTATACTGGAGTGTTTGGCTCATCGACTTCGATATACAATGTGCCTGGGCCAAGCCTTGTTTCCATGGGACCATTGGAGCAATATAGATATGACATCGCTCCAATGTGGTCGCATTATGCAAACACAAGATCGGACGTTTCGTTTTTGGATACAGTTGTCATCACCGAGCCCATGATTCGTACACCAACCCAGACAACTGAAATGGAATGTTGGCACGAAGTGCTTGTACCCGCAGGCACACCACCAGAACACATTGTGTAGAACAGATATTGGACGCACAAAATCACATACCCAGAAAGGATGTGTTTGTCCATGACAACACAGTATGTTCCCAACGAGTATGCCCACATCATCGACAATGTTATGGTTTCAGATAAGCTCGAGGCCGATCGAAAAATGCATGGTACCGAGGTGGGCGGCCACGTGTTCACGATTCACGAACGTCGTGACACGGGCGAAGTACGTCTTTTGGAAGACGATCATAACCACATTGTGTATGTTGGTCGGCGGTGGTTGTTACAACGTGCTACTGCTCTGCCCATCAAGACACCAACAGGAGTCACCGATCAGAACACGTGGTTCATTTCTTGGTTTAGTTGTGGGTCGGGTGGTGCGGCTACTGCAACCCCATTTACTCCCATCGCTCCCACTGATGCCAACGAAGAGCTTGTCACAATTCAGAAGATTCAGGGCGATACAAACCCAAATGGGTACACATATGCGGACACAGGGAAGAAAAAGTCCATTGCCACGGCAGCTGTATCGAATATCTACAACCCCACGGGGACAGGTACACAGGGTATCTATGCGTTGTTTTCCTTGGTCGTTGATTTCGAAGAGTATGAAGGCGCGGCGAATGGCGCCAATGTTACACTCATCAACGAATTGGCTCTGTATGCCGCGTCATCACGCACGGCAGCCACATCCTGGTGCATGTTCAGCCGATATACGCGCCCATCCCTGCCCAAAACATCCAACGACAAGTATACATTCTTGTGGTACATCTATTTCTAGTTCAGATGCATCAACTCATCAAGAATGTAGAGATGTCGTCTGACGGAAGGGAGTTCGTATATCAATGGCCACAACAGTGACGACAAACTGGCCTGACATTCAGGCAAACTCGATCAATATGCATGCGGAAGTTCATAGTCGTGTCCACAACAAACTTCTCAATGCATTCGGTGCGGGAAGCAACTGGGTTGTAAAAGGATTCGATCTGACATTGTATGCTGATACAGTGTCGGGTGTGAACTCATTATGCGCATCGATTTCTCCAGGCGTTGCGGTGCATGATATCACCGTCATTGATTTCGAAACGGGTATGGCGAGTACCACACCAAAAACATCAGCCATTCTCCTCAAGGTTTTCGATACATCCACCCCACAACCCGCCAATAAAACATGGTACGCTGGGGTGAGGTATGGTCATGGTTTAGTCGGTTCTGGGTTGTCCGCCACTCCCAGTGTAGCCACCATGGAGGTCGTACCCTCTGGTGGAAATATGGTGAACTTTAGCGTGTATTATACGCTGATTTTGGATGCCGATTATATCCCGAGTACCCATGGCATTGATCCAACGAAAATCAAAGTCATCGACCACAGATATGACCATATTGCATTGTATGAACACATCAAATATCTGTCGAATCGACACATCACAGACAACATCAACTATGGACATGGATCAGGCGGATTTCTGTTCTATCGAGAAACGGATGGGTATACTGATCGCGGATATCGAGTCGATCCACATACACTTCGGTTGAATACTGATCAATCGTTCATCATCGAGGATGGAACAAAGAACCTTTTTCCGAACACGAACCTCAAAAAGGGCATTGAAAACTGGATAGCTGTCACCACTGATTCAAGTGTTGCGAATGGTTCGGGCGGCTATACATCACCCATCACAACCACAGACAATCTGGACATTGTGGACACTGTGTATGGGAAAGCCCTTCGTGTATCGGGCAGCACTCCAGTCAAAGCGTTCGATCTTGTGTCCACCACAAAGTTCCCAGTCAAAGCGGGTGACTGGTTGTGTGTGTCCTTCAAATGGCGGTCTGTGGGCGCAACAGCTGCCACATTTAACGTGGGCTGGTATGGTACATCTCGTGGCACATCAGTGGGATACACAAGCGCAAACTTCTGGCTCAACAGCACCGACGCGTACGAACGAAGCAACATCGCGTTGGGAGACAACTGGAAACAGTCGTGTTATCATCTTCCCATCTATAAATCGTCGACATACAATTTCGATGCGGCTTCCGATGCCGCGGTACTTGTGGGTCTCTGTAGTCTCACCAGTGGGATGAAGATCGATGTCGCGCAGTTCCAAGTGGAGAAGCTCGAAACATCGTGGATGGATCCGGACGAGTGGGTGTTCCACAACGATGGAGATCAACATCATCTTATATGGGATGCATCACATAATGCATTGCTTGCGGTGGGTCCCACTCTCATTGTACACGAATCGATGATCCCATTGCCAACCGTTGCTGATATTTCGACGTTGCATATTCGGTGTGATGCACGAGGTGCTACCACCGGAACCAAGTTTACTCGAGTTGGATTCCGAGCATTGGACGCGAGCTATAATGTGATTGATGCGGGCACAGTGTTGATGCCCGATCTTGTACCCATCGTCACGGCAGCTACCACAAGTAGCTACGCCACATTCGAGGGTTCACTCGATCTCTCCACTGTTCGTGGTACGGGTGGCGTATGGGCATCAGCCAAATATCTGCAACTCATGATGGCAATGAACTACACTGCTGATGCGCCTGGTGTGGTTACAGACAAAATGTGGATCCGCAACATCGAGGTTTGGAGTATGGCACCCACGGGTGGCGAGACCTACATTCCAGGTACACAAACACATAGTCGATTCTCCACATACACGCCAAAAAAGCGTGCCAAGGATCGGTTCTATGTTCCTGTGAATCTGTTAACTCCCACCATGGGGCAGATCGACATCCGATTCAACCATCTGGATAGTGTGGCATATTCACCAAAAACGGGCTTCTTGTGGCAGATTGCCACAACGAATGGATATTATGGACTTCGGTACAAGAGAAACTATCCACCAACAACGAGAGCTGTACAATTTATCATGAAGTCCGAAAGCAGTGAAATCATCATCGAAGCTGCACTTCCCGCCACGGGTACCTCGGTTAACGTATCTGCTGTGTGGAGCAAACTCGGCGAAGCGGCACTCTATGTGAATGGTGCCAAAATTGCAAGTTCCGTGGCCACATTTGTGTTCGATGATGCGTTCACCTCTGATCTGACCATGGGGTCGAATGTTGCGCATACATCCTATGCAGATGCTCGATTCTATAATATCCGAGTGAAAGCAGTACCCGATACCACATACAGTAGCACAAATCTGTATGTGATTGATCCTACAACCATCGCATTGATTCCCACCGAACAAGGCATCTTTATGCCATCGATTATTGTGGACTCGGTGATCGATGAGGATGACGACGATGATCCAACAATTCTTGACGATGATATCATTAAGCAGATTGATGTACTCAAAGCATCACTTAATCGCGAATGCCTTGTAACTCAAGGTGTTGCGGAAGTGACTGCCACGGGATATCTGAAGTGGTCAACCATGGAACTCATTGCGTCGGGTAGAAATCAAGATCTCACAACGTCGGGCAAGTTCACCATCAGCATGCCCGCAAATGGTACAGTTGCTCGTGGTGTGGGTGGCGCGGCAAACAAAACGTTCACAACAAATGGCATCCTACTTGCGAGCGGAGAAGCGCTTTATTATGATCTTCCACTCGGAACAGATGGATCATCAAAACCAGGGAATTTTTATGTGACACCGGTTACACCCACGAAAGATTATACACTTCCCGCACAATGGGTACTGATCGCCGCGGCGTATGCACCAAGTTGATCTGATATGAGATGAAGGGTGGGATCATTGAATCCCACCCTTCATCCTTTTCTCGTGCCATGGCATCTTTGGTCACGAAAGGAGTTGTAATTAATCCAATGGCCACAACACCGACAACGAATTGGGCGAGTATCCAAAAACGATCAATCGACATGGGTGCTCCCGTCCACAGTATGGTGCACAACAAACTGCTCACGGCATTCGGTGCGGGAAGCACCTGGGTCATTCGGGGATTTGATCTGCGTCTTGTGCCGGAGGGCAATACTCTCTATGGAGAAATCGACCGTGGTATGGCGGTGCACGATACCACGGTCATTGACATGATGGAAAAAATCGATCCCGCAAATCATATGTACATCAAGATTTTTGACACAACAACAACCCTCGCACCAGGCAGTGTGTGGTACATCGGTGTGCGATACTGGCATGGGATCCTGGGTATCGGTGTCGATATGAATCCAACATATGGGCAATTCGAAGCGATTCCGAGCACAGGGGATCTCCAGAATTTTTATATTTACTATGTGTTGATTCTCGACACGGCATATCCTTCGGGAAGCATTGATGTGTCACACATAAAGGTCATCGATCGACGATTCGATCGGATTCCGCTTTATGAGCACATGCGCCGCATTATGCGCGATGTCAACATCACAAAACCGAATCATAGTTCGGGTACCGGTGGATTCTACTTCTATCGAGGCACTGCTGGGTATACCGATCTTGGATACAAACTTCCAGCAAACGTGTTGCGTGTGAATCCAGATCGTTCGTTCATCATTGAGGATGGCACGACGAACGAGTTCCATGATCCAACTCTTGTAGATGGACTCAAATACTGGGGGTCAATGTACATAAACAACGATGCGGTGTTCAATATGTTGTCTCCTGGACACAGCTTTCCCACCACAGTGGATGATATCGTTCTCAACGACCTTCAAGATATTCGGGATCTGATCGATTCGGAAACAGAGTCTACATTGATGGCGGATGCAGGAACCGCCACCATTGTACCTACAGCAAATGTTCCAGATCCAAATGATTCATCGAAAATGTATGCTGCGTCCACTCCTGTGTGTCAGATTGTATATCCCACTGCAACAATTGCCACAAATCGTGCATTCTTTATCCACACACGAGACCTTACATCCCGTCGGTTTAATCTCGACTCGTATACATACACAGCAAGAATCACCATATCGAGTAATGTCGCGGGAACACTCTACATGTGCGCAGCTCGATCAACGACCCCACAAAGTCCTGTCAAAACGGTTTCGGTGGCAGTTCCCGCATCATCGACCTTTCAGACCTACACATTGACACTCACCACCGACATCAATGCGGCGGCCACGGGTGATTATCGTGTGCTTCCATATGTTGCATTTCAAACTACTGCCACAACAAGTGCTGTCACAGTCAAGTGGACCTTTGCGCAAATCGAACGTGGATCAAATTCTGGTCGATGGGCGCTTGGACAAACAACACTTATCCCAAGACTCCAACGGGAACAGGTCCAATTATATAACACGAAGTTTGGTAAGACGCTTCGTGTGTCGGGAAATGGTTCACATTTGTACGATCTGGTGAACGCTCGTCCAGGTACACAATCATACAAAGCGGGCGATCTTATGTGTTTGTCTCTCAAGTACAAGATTGTCCAACAAAGCACACCAGGACAAACACACTTCTTCTATTTTGGACATCCTGCAACAAGCAAACGTGGAATGACCATTCCCGAAAGCCCATCATCGAATTGGAGCACAGGAACACAACTCGCTTATCCAGGCGCCAAAGTGGTTGATGCCGATGGCTGGAAATATTTTCGTGCGTACTATCGGCTTCCGAGAGATGTCACCTATGGATTCAACACCGCGGCATCCGATGCAGTGCTATGGGGCATCTATGGGATTCCCACGGGCACAATCATCGATTTTGCGCAGATGTCACTTGAGCATATTTCGACATCATGGAAGGATCCAGATAATTGGATGCCCATGGCATTCGGCGCGGGTCCCACACCTCCCATCACATCTTTGGACAAAATGCAGTCTGTTTCCTGGGATGCGAGACGAGATGCGCTGGTCTTCAATGGGCCTGGGAAATATGTCTTCAAACCACTCATCGAGGTGAATGCCGCCGATGAGTATTTTATGTCATGTATCGTTGCCAACATCCACGCCGCAACACCCACAACGGTGGCAAGAAGTTATATTGGATTCATTGAATATAATGAAAACTATCAACCACTCCCATTGCGTGGTAGTAGTTTGCCTACGGGTATGGTGGAGAACGATATCGGAAAGATGCATGTTATGTTTCATTATCCGTCGAATGCTACAACCGAAGGACAGTTCGGAAACACAGCACCAATCATCGGAACATCCTCAGCGTCAAACGATTCGTATAAGTTTGATACAAGTACAAAATATATTCGTTTATGTGTGTTGAGCTCTGGGCCCGACACACATCTGGGCGCAACAGGTACATTTCCGCCACATCGCATTTCGCTTACGAATCTACAGTTCGATGTCCAGCAACGAGACAAACTAACGTCGATGATCCATCGGCAACATATTATTCCCGATGGTTCATCGATTCGTCGATGGTCTACATTTACCGCGGATAACCGAGCTCGAGATTTTATGGTGGCACCAATCCCCGCACTCAGTCCATCCCGCGGACAAATCTCTTGCATGTTCCGAAACACGGATAGCGTTTTGTATTCAAACAAACGTGGATTCATCTGGCACATAACCACGGATCTGGGATTCTATGGCCTCAGATATGGATCGGACCATCCCACTGAAGCATCGAACCGATCATTAGAATTCATCATAAATCGAGGCGACAAAGAACAGGTACTTCGTGCATCGATTTCTGATACATCACCACAAACTCTCACCGTCATCTGTAAATGGGATGTTTTAAATGGAGTATCGTTGTGGGTGAATGGTATAAAAAGTGCATCGGCGACATCATTCACTACAGGTGCCGCATCAATGTTCACCTCGATGCTTGCCATCGGAAGCACCGCCGGGAAGACGCAATATGCAGACGCTCGATTCTATAACATTAAGGTCCGTGTCGTTCCAGAAACCGATGCTGAAACTGATGCATGTACTACAAACCAAACAACATTCAATGTAGATATGCATACGATTCTATTGATTCCCACACATCAAGGACAGTTTGTGTATATTAATACCAATCATGGTGACGATGGTATTGATGATGATAACGAAGGGGACGAAGAACGTCGGCAACTCATCCATAAACAACTCGATACACTCCGAGCGGTCTCGAATCGAGAATGTCTTATGACAAAGGGTAGTGTTATGTTTGCAACACTTCCCGGACCAGAAAACTATGTCAAATGGAGCACCACAGAACCACTCGAACTCATCGCTTTTGGCAAATCCGATGCGCTTACCACATCAGGAACATTCACCATCAACATGCCTGTAGGTGAAACAATTATTGGTGTTGGTGGTGCTCTATCTAGAAACGTTGTAACGAACGGCATTCTGATAAACAACGGCGAAGCTTTGTACTACATTCTTCCACTCGAAACAAATGGTGATTACAAGCCAGGTCATTTCAGAATTGTTGGTTCACAAAAAGATTATACAATTGGTACAGAATGGGTACTCATTGCCGCAGTCACCCCTGTGTAGGGGCACATCAAAGCGAGGTGTCAATAAATCATGGCGACTGTTCTTCATCTTCCGAACGGCATTCGTCTCCAGCCTGGGCAAACATATGACTATACAACAAATTCATCAGTGGGATTCAAAGAACTGCGCATTATGGCGGCATCCGGCACATCCTTCGGCAAACTGACTGTGGGGACAACAACACCCACGGGAACCACGGGTGTTCAGCTGGATGGGTATTTCTATCCCACGAGATGTTACAATGCGGTGTACAACGACTATGCGGAGTGTTTTGTTTGTAGCCCCACATATTCACACAACGATCTGGTTCGGAACATCGTGGCGCTTGATCCCGCCACACGAACCATTATTCCTGCCCTCTGGCATCATAAAGCAGTGGTGGGTGTGGTTTCTGACTCATATGCCTACCTCATCAATGGCACACAGGATGAGATTGATGCGGGCGAAAAGACCGCGGTGGGTATGTCGGGTACGGTTTGGGTCAAATGTGCCCCACATCCAGCGCGACAATTCGAGCTCGGAGACTTTATCACCACACATCCCACTCTCCAAGGATATGGTGTTGCAGTTTCTCCCGAGCATATGGCGGATACCACGAAATATGTGGGCAAGATTGTGGGCAAGATTGTGGACTGGGATATCGAGCAAACCACAGCAAAGATTCTTATCATAAATCGATGAACTGAGGTGTATTGACATATGGCTCAATGGGACGATCCTGATGTGTTTCAACATGTTGAGGGCGACGACGATCTGACGATTTCAAGGTTCACCGACACGTTGACATTCATCGAAAATGCCGAGGTCCACGTTGGGCCATATGTCAAGAAACGGGACGGCGTGTTCGCAAAAATCGTCATGGCATATCCTGGATTGCCTCGGCTCGAGGATATCAGATATGACATCATCCCAAACCTTCCAAGCGGACGATTCGACTCCACATACAATCAACAGCCCATGCTCATGTCTTATGATGTCTATCAACAAACATCATTCTATCAGATTCTTTTGTTTGTGAATGATTGTTCCACCATGTTGGATTTCACCGATCGATATTATCGATCTGTTTCTGTGATTCCGATGTACAATCTTGTCCAGTTGTTTTCCGATGTCATCACACAGGGATATGGACCATCGGTTCAAGAACTTATCACACCAGAAAGTGTGGCCACAAACGTTCGGGAAATGCAGCGCGAAGCCGTCCAAGCGGATCTCACATTCTCCGACTGGATTGTAGATAAACTGTTTATCGATGAATCGAATGTGCCCGATGTTAGTGAAATGATGGCATCGCCACTCTTTCAGAAATACACCGCACAACAGATGGCAAAACTGAACAAGCAGGACAGCGATGATGCGGATTCAGTTATGACAAATAGATTAACATCATTTCTTTCGTGGCTCAACATCTACGTTCGTGCTGCAAAAGAATGAATCACGAAGGTGAGTTGTTCCCATGTATAAAAATCTAACGATCACCACGGCGGGCGAACTGTGTGGCAAATATGGTGTACACTCCGGGTTGTCTGAGAACTCGGTGTGTCTGGATACATATGAACACAAAGATGACATTCTTCTGGCATTGTCGGCCTTCAAGATTTCGTTTGTTTCATCATATGTCTCCTACACAGACGTCTTTTTCGATTTGTTTGCCCCAGAAGAAGCATCCATGATCTCGGAGATCGCATACGATCGCAAAGGCACAGTGGGGGTCTGTAATGTGGTGACCTCCACATGCCGACGAAAGGCTGATGGATCTGGTTTGTCATTCTCCGACCAGACCGAAGGATACACATGTGTGATGCACACCATGCTTCGGAAGTGCCTGGTGGACAATCCCATCACAAATGTTTTGCTTGGATCAATCCATGCGGCATTCACCACATTCCTCTATGCCATCATTGTTCGATCATTCGATCGGAAGTACTACAACCTGATCGAAGCAGGCGAAACCACATTGTCTTCCATCTACTATGCATGTGCCTGTATTTCCGCGGCAAAACATTTCACCACACATGTTGACATCAACGATGCGGCCATCAGTCTTACAAACCTCCGATATCCAAGGATGCGCGAAGATAAATATGTCTCCATTGAACCCATGCGAACATATTCGGCGATGGCGGCATATTTCACCGAACGAAACATCTTCCCGAATATCAGTGCGGATACCATCATCCAGACTTTCATTCAAAAGCTTGGTCCTCGTGGAATCATTGTGCTTGATTGTGGTGTGGATCTTCTGATTGATATGTTGTTGTCTCGCTCCACTGCACGCGCTGTGCCCACGGGCATCTATAAACTGATTGGTGACACACAACTCGCAAACATCCATCGAAACATTGTGGGTCTCTATGCAAAACAAATCGATCCCACTGTCAACTCAAAAGTCCAGCCTCTATATCGGGCCCGATGGTGAGATGAGTAGCCATGTTTTCAGCAAAAACTCAATTTCAAGGATATGATATAAAATTCAAACATGAAGATGGGCAAGAATATGCACTTGAGATCGAACGATTGCTTGTGGGTACTGATGTGGGATCATGCATTCCATCAGTGAAGATCTATTTCAATATCGACACATCACATTTTCAGAAGTTGACAAAGCATCACAAAGGCACACTCACAATCATCAACAAAGGTTCTTCTGGATTTGCTCCCATCGAGATCATTCGTGTGGAACTCGAATCCGTTCAACAGAACTTCAATCAGGTGCGCCGCGAAGTGGGTATGAACAAGAAGATCACCACAAAAAATGCGGTCATGTATATGTGCACCGAATCTGTCAAACTCACAAATGCTCGTGTGGGTGGTGTATGGTCGAAAAAGAAGATCGAAGATGTGATTCGAGACATCTATCAGAAAACTGGATGCAAGCTTCCATTCAAGATGGATAAACTCGACAATACCACACAATATGAGCAGATCTTTATCCCAGAATCTAGTTTCATTGAAGCGTGTCGGTACCTCAACAACAAGTATGGTCTCTATAACGACATGTTTGTTATGTTTGGGAATTCGTGGATCTCATCAGTGACGGGTACCCCTGAATGGAAACTGACTTCTCTCAACAACATGAGAGGAGACACCATCACTGTACATTATGTCCCTGATGAGCATCAAGGGTTCACACAACGCATTCAATCGAAGAACTACTACACATATGTGCCCATCGAAATCCCAAACGTCTTCGCACAAATCGCACACAAGATTCCGAAGAAGTTTCAGTGTGTGTCATGTGATGGGAATAAACTGTACAACACAAAAGATGTGGAAGTTGCATCAACTCTCAGCAAATTAAAGTTTCTGAAAACAGTCGATCAGTTCCAAAACAAACTGTATAGGGACAAACAAGTAATCACATGCAATCGACAAGACATGTCATCATATGCCATGAACGATATGGTGGCAAAGCTTGGTATGTCCGCCATCAAGCCCATTGCGTTTGATGTACCACAACCCTTCATATTGAGTCACTGGAAGATTGGCAACATTGTAAACTATCAGACACATCATGCCATCTATATCCCTGCGGATATTAAACTCGCCATGCTTGGTACACTTTATGTGTTCATGCAATCGGAGAAAGGAGGATCTGGTGGAGGCGGTGCGAACTGGAAAGCCACTGTGACTGTACGACTCGCCGCGGCCTCTGTGGTGGATCCAAAATCCGGCGGCGGAGCATGTTCGCCAGGAGCACCATCAAAACCCACACCCACATGACCCAATTGCTAGGCATCGAGGAGCAGCTGGGACAGCTGCCCAAAAACGAACGTGTTGATTTCCTCAGGCAGAAACTCAAACATTATCAGACTCCACAGGGATGTATCGATTACATTCAGGAATGTGTGTACATTCCCATGATCGGAAAGGGTCTCCAGCCCTTCAAACTCTTTCCTGCGCAGGTCGAACTTGTGGAGTCAGTAGTGGACTTTCTTTTCAGTCGGTCGGTGGATATGTACTCCCTTCTGGGAAGTCGGCAATGTGGGAAAACCACCATCCTGACCGCCGTGGCCACATGGCTCACAACATTCTTCGGAAGTTACCCCATCGTGGTGGTACACGTGGATGACAAACGCGGGGCTCGTGTATGTGGGGACTTCCGCACCATGTGCAACAATCGACCGAAGTTTATGCAGATGAAGCGGGTGAAGAATGCTCTGACACATCAGATCTTTACCAATGGAAGTTCCATCATGCTCCAACCGACACAGAAGACATCGAAGTCCGCAGATACTGGTCGTTCAGTGACCTCGGCTCTCTTGTGGATCGATGAGGCCGCATTTATCGATCTCGAGAAGCTGGAAGAAGGTCTATTCCCCACCACATCGCAATCCTTCCAGGCATGCGCTCTGGCGGGCATCCCCTATGGGATCATCCTGACCACCACACCAAACGGCCGAGTTGGTATCGGTCGGAAGTTCTATATGTACTGGTCTCATGTGGTGAACAAGGATCCCATGTTTCCAGGTTTTCGGTTATACTGGAAGGACATCCCCATCTATGACGATGCATGGTACGAGAAGCAGAAAGCGAAGCTCGACTACAACACCAGAAAGATCAATCAAGAGTATGAGCTGGTGTTCTATGGGGCGGAGGCAAGTTTTTTCACCGACGAAGATATCCAGAAGATCCAAGAACGCAGCGAGGTCATCAAACAAAAAATAGCGACACAGGTGTCGTTCGTTCTGAAAGAATCGGTGTACATTGTCAACGAATATGATAGCATCATTCCTGGACATCGATATCTGATAGGGATTGATCCATCCAAGGCTCTCGGGAAAGACAATGCCACCATTGAAGTCATCGACTACGATACAGGGACTCAAGTTCTCGAGTTTGCCCACAACAGATGCGAACATGGCAATTTTGTGGAGCTTGTGGACAAGATGGTATCGTACATCTTCGGTCAGGGTGGCACATGTGTTCTCTGCATCGAAGAAAACCTTGGTTATGCCATCCGAAGCGATCTGATGCGACTTCGACCTGCACTCTATCGACTCATCATCTACAGAGACACCATCAGTGCGGACAATGCGAAGACAAAGACCGCTCGGGACATCACATATGACCAATGCTCCTATGGCATAAACTTGTCGGGTGTGAGTCGGCCGCTTCTCATCGATCAGGTGTATAAAGTGTCCACGCGGTCTCTGGAGCTGATTCAATCTCCTGAACTGATCATGGAGATCGAATCCCTCGAGCAGAAGGATGATGGTCGTGTAGAAGGTGTACCACACGACGACCGCATCTTTGGCATCGGTATTGCGTGGCTCGTCCGAGCAAAAGGACGAGCAAATGTTCTTCGCGATATCCTTTCGTCGGCGGAAGATTTTATACAAAGCATGAAACTGGAGTTTGACGATCCCGAACATGCCGAAGAGATTCGATCACATGAACACGATGCACCACAGGCCGTGATCATTACCGATTCACCCTTGGTGATTCCGCAGACCACAGAAACCGCACATGTTGATATCAGTGGTGTCACCGATCTGTTATCCCATGGATCCATGGTGTCTGTGCACACAACTACGAAATCCACCATCGTCCCATTCACCGATATGGATGCCATCCATCGTCTCCAGGAAATCAGTGTGGCCATGGCTCGTTCTCAGAAACTCGTTGCACAACTGAAGGATTCATCCAAACGAATCCAGACCGCGCAGAAGCAGGCCACAGAACATATATCGAGCTTCGCATACACTGGAGACGAAGGGGGTCTTGGTGACGATGGACGATCGGATTGGTGTAGCGAGATTATATGAGCTGTTTCATGACCATGTGCCGAACATCCGTACCATCGAAACCGTTCGAGGCGATGTACTCCGATGGTTCCGAACCACTGATGAAGAATTGACCAAAACGGTACATGTCATCGATGAACTTCTCGATATGCCCATCAAGCCCGAAACATACACCGACACAAAGATGTTGTCCTATCTGGATAACACATATGCACCCACTGAGGACACCACTCGGTTGAGGAACGCCGCATCAACTCATGCCACTTACAAATTCATCTATTCGGTGGAGTATCCCAGATTCATCAGAAAATGGTTGCGGCAATTTTCTGGATACTTCACCGAACCCTTCACCACACTGATCGCACAGTTTGCCATGAGTCTCGATCGCCCCAACACGAAGCTATCGAGATTCTTGTATCAGATGTGTATCAGCATCCTACTTCAGAAAATTCATCCACAGCTGCCCTATATGTACGATGAGGCGAGATGCATCTTCCTCACAAATGCCATCATCGCTGCGGGCGGCATCCCACAACTCTATGATTCGTGTACGGGTCGATTGTTTTTCTCGAGCCCGTTAAACGTACGACATGAACAAATATCGAGCAGAGTTTGTTCATCTCTAGATTTGATGCAGATCCCCTATATGATCATTTGTGATCGAGGTCGGTATTACAAAGCAAGGAACCGAGACAAGAAACGTTTTGTCTACTATGGTCATTCGACATTCGAAACACCCAACCACGTTCAGGATGTGGTGGAATGTATGATCATGGCAGACAGCCGGAAAATTGATCTGAATCGGATAAAGGCCACATGTTTTGCCAAGACGTTGATGTCCGAAGATATGTGCATGAAGTCCATCGAGGGCACCAAGATGAATGTTCCACTTGTTTCTGGGTGGCAGATTATGGGGGCACATGAGGTGCGTCGGATCTCGTTGAAGTCGCTGGATGTGTCCGTGTTGTACAACACATATCAACCCACCATGTTGACGCCCATTCTCCAAGCGATTTGGAGTTGATTGGTTATGATTGGAATTAATAGGTATCTGGCTGACAGATTTATACGAGAACTCGAATCACAGATCAGATCGGGAAGTGTGGTCACAACCACATTCTATGGCATTGTGCGATCTCTTCTCGAGAAACGCAAACTGTTTCTTCGTCTTAATGTGTGGCCTGGATCGGGTCCACAAGTCGAAACATATGGTGGATATGATTCCGCAGCACAACACATCAGGTTTATTGTTCGAGTTCGTCCGGATTTCGACATCGAATCTTATATGGGCGGTGGACACATCCGACGGGCATGTAGTTCAATTCTCGCAGCACTTGCACATGAGGGAATGTTTCTTTACAACTTGCGTACGGATGGGAAACTCATGTCCCATCCGTATGTGGTCAACTGGTTCAAAAATTACTTTGCGATGTCCATCGCTCGTGTCACAAATCGGACGACGGTTGCACGAATTGTGGCCAGTAAAATTGATTATGAGTATCCACTGTCGCTTTTTATGAATATTGAAAAGCCGAGTATGACGAACATGCCGCTTCGTGTAAGGGAACAGATGATTGGACGACGGCATCAATCGCTTGGTGGCAAGGCTCTGTTTGAAGAGTACATCATCGAGGGACTGAGTTCTATTGTCGGGGAGGATCTCCCCACAGCACTCGATATCGATCAAGATTCGGCGGATGCGTTGAAACGATACATGGATGAACATGTCTGGCTCACATACCTACTTTATAAGACACGAAATCTAACTCGAGGGCAACTCACCATCGATGAACTTCGCCGCGATCCGGCACTTGAAGCAGAAAACGATCGTCCCACACCACTATGGCGAGGTTATCCTACGGGTACTCAGCGTCCATATCTTCCACAGCAATACAAATATGGTATGGGATTTGGAGAGATGGCAAATCCGAAGATCTTCTCTACAGCGTACAAAAATGCCACAGGGCTTCGGGATGTATACAGTGATGCGCTTCTCAGATCGTTTTTCCGTTCAAACCGTGTGTTTTCCGAACTCTATTTTCCGAGTACAATTCTGGGCAAGGTCATGTATTATGCAGTGAGGGATCCAGATGCCACGGGAGAAGACGTTCGGTTATTTAGTGCTGTAAATGATGGGTTAATGTATCTCTTGTGAACACTCATTAGACTGTACCCCATTAGACTGTACACACTCATCTAACACGAGAGGTGACATATGCACAATGGCTGTTGAAAACTTTAGCTTGTTTCCAGGCGTCTACACACAGGTTCGGGACACATCCTTTACGATCCAATCGCTCCCGACATCTATCGGGTTCATCTGTTTCTTGTCCGAGAAGGGACCCGATAACCAGCTGACTCTGATTGGTCGGCCCGATGAACTGATTGACACATTTGGCAAGATCAATGTGTATCGGTATGGACAAGGCGGCAAGGTGGCTCAGAACTGGCTCAACTATGCGGATGCATTGTATTGTATCCGTGTGCTTCCAGACTTCACAAATACACCATGCCAGAACACTGCGTTCTCTTATACTGATGGGCTTGGACAACATCATTATCTGGCGGGAGAATGGTCGCCTGGTATCGAGATCATCGAAGCATCCTACGCCAACATCGCTCTCGGTGTGGATGGCAGTGGCGCTGTTACATTTATGAAATATGGTCCCATGGACTATGGTGTACTGGCAGAGTCCCCGAATGCGGCAAGAACCGCCATTCCAACTTCGGCCACTGTGGGGTCTCGATATTATGTGAATGATGTTGTTGGCGGAAGTCCCACACAAGTGGCGTGGTATGGACATGAACAATCCATCGCAACGAAAACGGTCACGGGTTGGGATTTTGTTCCTGTGTCTGGTGTGGGTCGAGCTCTTGTGGGATCTACCCCCTATGTGTCACATGTGTACTACACAGAAAGCGCACCACTGACATCGTGGGAAAAGCTTGACGAAAACGAAGACATCAACATCACAAACACATATGTTCGGGTGAAGAACATTGCGGATCATCCACCCACCATTATGCAGAATGGCGACTCATATCTCATCACCAGCATTCCCGTGGGTGTTATCGCTGGTTCGTGGGTGGGGCATGAGGGACAGGTGGCCACGTGGGATTCGATTCTGAATACATGGGTGTTCAGCTCACCAGACAACGTGTACATCGAGGCTCCATATGAGATGATGATGGCTCCTCCGGTGCCCACACCTCCAGCCACTGTACCGAATGATTTTACATGTATTGTGGGAGCCATGGCCACAGGTGCGTTTGTTGGAAAAGATGGATTGTTTGCAACATATGATTCTTCAAAGGGCGCACCAACAAATGTGGCATCATGGACCTTCCGTCAGCTCATGGTCAACACCATGGGCACACGAGTGCGGACCGTGTATGTGTTTGTGTCCAACGAATATCACTCATATCGATACACAACACGCACATATCCCATCAAGAATACAAAGTGGTACTCAACCAACGATCCGACACAAACCGACAAGGCGCTGTTCTATGGCTACATCCATCGGACAAGCGAGCTCGAAGCCGCCACACAATCCTCGCGTCCCGATCTGGCGGAATCACGAAACACCACAGAACCATTGTTCATCTTCCATGCTGTGGGTCGTGGTTCGTATTACAACTCATACCGCATGTCGCTTCGGTTGCATCCCACATCAATGCTGGACATTCCCGGCGAAAGTGTGAACGATCGCGACAAAACGATGATCCTTGACATCTATCAGGATGCTGGGAGTTATACACGAATCCTTGTGGAAACCTTTGAAGTGTCATTCAATCCACAGGCTCGTGATCTGTCAGACAACAGCATCTTTGTGTGCGACATTCTTAATCGGTACAGCAACGTGCTTCGTTGTGTGTCGTGTTCCGAGGAGTTCCTCACTGGAGATCATCCCTATCTGGAAACACTGCATGCGGATATCGAAACACTCTTCACAAACTGGGAACACATCTATTCGGGCATCGCTTCATCCTGGTACCCACAACTCGAGTATGGCACCGATGGCAACCTGTGGCGGACAAATGGATCGATTTGTTGGGAAGTTGCCACATCCCTGTTGACGCGTGCGTATACTGGATTGCTGCTCAATCCCACCATCAAAGAAACCGATCCCATGACAGCATATGAGACCTCGGTGCTTGATCGGGAAAACATTTTGATGACCTTGGTGTTTGATGCGGGATATCCGAAGCCCGTCAAGGTAGCCATCGAACAACTCATCGCCGCTCGGCAAAATGATTGCTTTGGTGTGCTTGATATGTTGGACAATGCTACCCCGAAGCAAGCGCTCGATGCTCGGTTGACTCCCACGGGTGTGGCGAAAACATTCAACAGCCCATATATCGCGCTCTATGATCCCTACAGTGAAGTGTATGATGCGTTCACGGGAAAGGACATCTGGATTTCGCCTGTCTATCATGCGGCCCGTGCCTATGCCATCACCGATCGTGACTTTGGGCTGTGGTATGCTCCTGCGGGCATGGTGCGTGGAGCATGTCCAAGCATCAATCGACTGCGGTACAACCTGTACAGAGAAACCTCATATCAGAATCCATTTGTGCTCAACAGCATCAATCCCATCGTGCAAACTCGGGATGGGTATTATATCTGGGGGCAATCAACATCCTATCTGAAGCCCTCAAAGCTGCAGGACGTGAACGTCGTTCGTCTCGTGCAGTACATTCAGCGGTCGCTTGAGTACAGTCTGAAGTACATGCTCTTCGAGCTGAACGACTTCGAAACACATCGCATGGTGGACAGTGCGGTGAAGGGATTCCTGGCGGGTCTGTTCTCTCGGGGTGCTCTTGAGGGATACAGCGTTCGGGTGTACGCTTCGGAGTATGACAAACTGAATCACAAATTGCGTGTTGATGTGGGTATCAAGCCGAAGATGGTGATCTACCAGATTCTGCTGTCCATCACCGTTTAAGAGGAGCAGCTGATATTCTCTGATGGGTGGAGGGATGTTGTGCTCCACCCATCATCTTTGTTGCATAAACACACATGAGTAGGAGGCATGGACAATGGCTGCAGGAGCAGATAAGCATAACAGTCAAATGAATCCGTTTATGGCGTTTACTCCACCCGCATCCCCCGAGGGAATTGACACCTTTCGAAAGTTCTTTGGAACGAATCGGCAAGCAGGCTGGGATCCCATGATTGGTGGATATGGCATGGTGTACTTTCCCGAACTTCCAGTACATGTTGCCTCGGGATCGACAACCGCGCACACATTGATGTCACTTGCGGTAATGACTAACATTCCATCTATCCGTGTGGAAGCCGTGGAGTATGAAGGTCGCGATGGTGGTAAGTGGTACGTGCCTGGGAAACTTGGCATGTCTGGGAACACGATTACTGTGAAGTTTTGGGAGATGGCAGGACTGCCCATCTATAAGATCATCTCTAAATGGGTGACACTCTTGCGGAATCCACATGCGGGTTTTATGACCGATGTGAACTGGAATCAGAGTGCGTACAAAGGTCGCATGGTTTACTGCTCATGCACACCCGATATGAGGGTCCAATTCGCGAAATGCTATGCTGGTGTTATGCCACTCGACATCAAGGACGAGATCTTTGGCGGCGAGATCACCACACAAGACAAGATTGAATTCGAATGTGAGTTCCAATTCGATCACTACCCATACACAAGTCCAGATCTCATCTCCGCCGCGCAAGCACAAGTCGATAGTATGGTTTCTCAGGTCGAAGACAATATCAGCAGCGAACTCGCCACATGCACAGGTCAAACCGCAAATATGACAAACCCAGTGGGGCCACAGGAGTAGTAGAAAATGGCGGCGGGAGCAGATAAGCATAACAGTCAAATGAATCCGTTTATGGCGTTTACTCCACCCGCATCTCCGAATGGTATTGATCCATTTCGCAAGTTCTTTGGTACACATCGCGCTGCGGGTTGGGATCCCATGATTGGTGGATATGGCATGGTGTTCTTCCCAGAGATCCCCACACATGTGGCATCAGGAGTGACATCAGCCTACACATTGATGTCCCTCGCTGTGATGACCAATATCCCATCCCTCCGCATGGAAGCCGTGGAGTACGAGGGGCGAGATGGCGGAAAATGGTACGTGCCTGGGAAACTTGGCATGTCTGGGAACACTGTGACGTTGAAGTTTTGGGAGATGGCAGGACTGCCCATCTATAAGATCATCTCCCGATGGGTGACACTCTTGCGGAATCCACATGCGGGTTTTATGACCGATGTGAACTGGAATCAGAGTGCCTATAAGGGTCGCATGATCTATTGTGCATGCACACCAGATATGCGAGTACATTTCGCAAAATGTTATGCTGGTGTTATGCCACTCGACATCAAGGACGAGATCTTTGGCGGCGAGATCACGAGCCAGGACAAAATCGAATATGAGTGTGAATTCCAATTCGATCACTATCCATACACAAGCACCGATCTCGTGGCGTCTACACAATCGTTGGTGGATGCCGTGGTTGCGCGCGTTGAAATGAATATCAGCAGCGAACTCGCCACATGTGCGGGCAGAACGTCCAATATGGCGAATCCTATAGCAACTCCTGGTGTCCCTGGAGCAGAAGAAACAGCTCCAGGGACGAGACCAAACCTTTAAAGTTCCCACACTTCTATGGAGCAGGAGATTTGTAGGCATCTTTGCGCATAACATCCATGAAGAGAGGAGACCACGACTCACCGTCTCCTCTCTTCATCCTTTCTGTCGTTCGTTGTTAATGAAAGGTGGTATCATATTCAAGATGAGCAGCTCACAAATGCCCATAGTATCCACAGTATACAGTTCTCCCTATGGTGACCCACAAAGACGATCTGTGGTGATCCCTTTTCGGTTCATTGTGAACAATGATGGTCGAATGCGTTATAATGGACATTACACAGTCGATGAGATTGTCTATACAAAAGCGGGAAGCAACGCGCCCATCAACAGCTTTGTATCCGATACACGATTTGTCATCACAGATATGCATCTTCTCATTCGCGACTATCCTGATCTCGATTCACTCCGGCTCACCTACCTCATCAAACAAATCACGGATACGTGCTACATGTATACAACGACGCATCCAGGTGTTGCGCGGCTTGCGCCCACACCCATCGATATCCGAGTTGTGATTCCCAAGAGTCCCGACAGTTGTGTGTTCCTACAAAGCATATCAATCCAATTGACCAGACAAAACATTGCACATCGATATGTTGATCTCGATTGGCGCATTTCGAGTAAACATCTGAATCAGACAATTGTCAAAGTCGATAACATTGTGTACACATACACCGAGAACTTTCAGATTGATATGGGAAACGATGGTGAGTTTCGACGAATCATTTGGCCCGAGAATGGAACACTCGCCACACTCCTCGCACCAAATGATGTGATCGATATTTGGTTCGCGTCCGCAGTATGATGACACATTTCGATTGGAGATCATATCCATGGCTGAAAACCTTCGTGAAATTATTTCCACCGATCCGTTTAGTGTAAAGAAGAACATCGTTCAGCTCGCGAAGAAACGGCTGGGTGCAAAGAACCCCGACGCATTCGAGTCTGGTTTCCTTGGATATGAGATCCAGCTCGACACCATGTTGATGTCCGATGCGATGTTCAATAATGCATTGTCTTTCAACGAGGCCTTCACCACACAAGCCATCTTGCCAGGCTCAGTTTCGAATCTTGCGGCGATGTTCGACTATGAGCTCGGCAAGCCAACTCCACCCAAGGGGAAGATGCTCATCGGGCTTCCCTATCCAAATGTGGAGAGTCTTCATCGGGTCATCACCATCCCACATGGTACCAGATGTGATTCTGATGGCAACATTCCCTATCGGATTGTGGGAGATTATACCGCATCAATATCTGTTTCGAAAACTGACATCCGTCGCTCCGATCCGTTCACAGGAACCGACTCGTTTATTCCATTCAATGTGGAGATTCGAGATGGACGTCGATATATCCTGTTTTTTGTAGACATCTGGCAGGTTCGCATCTTTGAATATGATTTCTCGTTTGATGATACAAAGCTTCATAGATTCATTGACATTCCCATCTCCGGACTCGTGGATCAGTTCTTCGATATGTATGTTGGTGCCTACATCCGCGAAGAGAATGAGTCAGTGAATCGACTCATTCAATTCAAACAAGTGGCGAGCATGTACACATGTACCGCGGAGGATCGAGCATTCTCCTTCTCCTTGGGGAACTCTGGATCTGGTACCATCCGATTTGGCAACGGCATCTTTGGCTATCAACCCGAGAAGGGCACCTCGGGACATGCACTTATCTATACCACGATGGGTGCGGCGGGAAACGTTGTGGCAAAATCTCTGACACTCAACATTCAGATGATGGATGTGCAGAACAATGTCCCTGTGCCGTATTTTGCATACAATTCCACGGAGATCACCAACGGTCGAGATACTGAATCTCTCCCCGTGGCGAAACGTCGCATCATCGAAAGCATCTCTGCGGCGAAACGATTGGTGACCGCTGGAGACTATCGTGGATATGAGGGTGTTACAACCATCAGAAATCTCACCATGCGACCGCTCCTCCTTCGCAGAGACAATGTAAACGAAATCGATACCTTTGCCGTGTTGTATGACCGAGATGGTAAGCCAATCCCCACAACATGCTATGATTATTTTCCCACACCACTCGAGTTCGAATCGGGTATCATTGACAAGGAGCATGTGTACTATCTCGCATACAAAGATATGGGATACCTCGATCTCTATCCGCGAGACACACCTCCACCAGTAGAGGAACGAAAGGTCAACGATCTGTTTCTCATTGGAGAGAATCCACAGGGGGATTGGGCCATAGTTGCGCCCGAAGATCCCATTGCAAATCGAGCTGGGATGTTGGCCCGATGGATTCGAAACCCTGAAAACCTTTCGGTGTGCATGTGGGAGTACTCATATCATTACAATCGAAAGAAACTCTACCCACAAAACACACCCCCCGACGAATCAACACTTCGTGAGGGAGATGTGTTCTTTATGGGAGATGCTCCCACAGGAGAATGGAGTCATCTCTCAACAAACGTACACAATTTTGCCATCTGGAAAAAGAAGTCTGCCACCACATATGGATGGGAATATGTGGCTCCACACGATGATGAAGTTTATCGATACAAATGCCCATTCAACATCTCCATCGCGGATGTTGGTGACAAGAGAGCACAATATGAGTACCTGCTTGGATTTCTGTCTCGCATCCCCGTGGTGCGAAATCAAATGCAGGCCATCAATATTGAGATCGGATTGCAACAAGCATATCTGCAAACCGTCCCATCACCAAACACTGCGGTGACCGCGTCGTCTCCAGAGTACATCAACTTCGTTCAGATTTTCACATATACTGCTGCGGTCGAAGTTGGGCAGATGGAAATCATGATGAACATCATCCCAACATATCCAGCAAAAGAGTCGGTCACAGCATGTCAATCAACACAGTCCTACTATCCTGTATACAAACAGAATCAGGATGACGCATCGAGTAATTTTATTGCCACAATTCGGAAAGAAAACATCCCCATGTTTGGATTCCGTGTGCAATATGTGGTTCGATATCTTGGGCAAGAGTACAATACATACACCACAAAATCCATCAACATCTATACACTTGCAGATGAAGACAACGATGGTACTCCAGACACAGTTGTATCGATGCTGCCCATCGATGAGATTCATGGCATGACACTCGATGTATCCGCATCATCAAGTCGTCCATCGATCGAAAAGGTGGATCTGTCTCTCAGCAAGGTCGATCTTGGTTGGTCCCCATGGACAGAACGTGTGATCGTTGATCCACTGGATCCATCAGTCACCGAAGATCAGATCATCAGTGGGTTTCAACTCAATGTACATGTTACGAAACTCGACACAATGAAAAGTGGATCTGATGTTCTCGAATGTCGGTTGTTCATCGACGATCGAGAAGTTCCACTCTACGACCCAATACAACAACCCGATGTCATATTTAACAATCCAGGTGTCGACACATTGAACACCACATTGATCTACAACTATCGCATTCGCAACTCAGATCCGATTATTGGTCGTGGTCCCACAACATACACCATAAAACTATACTACAAGTTCAGCTCGCATGACGAAAAAACACTCTACGCGGAGTACTCCGATACTGTGATCTTCAAGTCGATGATGAACGAACTTGCGTGGAGCAACGTTTTGAGAGACAAGAACCCTGACACAAATGAAGATGCGCTCAAAGTGTTCCGCATCCCCGTGGTGGAAGCCACATATTATGACACAAATCGATCTCGACTCGACGACATCATCTTCTATGAGATGGCACAACTGAATGATTATTTTCTGAAATATAGAATGTTGAGCGATCAAGTGAATATGAAGTTTGCTCGAACTCATGGTGTCATCGAGAATCTGAAGTACAACGACAACATTGTTGATCGAAACAGATACATCATGCCCTATGGAGGATGGTCGTGTGATCTTCCGCCCACCATCAAACTGAAGGCATATATCAAACGATCAAGCAAACTCACAGCACAAGAAATCGTCAACGAAATCAAACAAGTGCTTCTTGCCTTTCTCCAAGTTCGTGCGGGCTTCAATGGATCGATTATCAGATCAGAGATCAGTCGATTCTTACATGACACCATTTCCGATCTGACTTCTGTGGAGGTGCTTGAGCCCACACGAGACATCATCTATCTGTTTGATCCCGAATATCATCTCCCAAAGGATCGAAACATTGTGATGGCATATGTACCTGAGTTCCTGTGGATTGACACATCGAAGATCTTTGTCCAGGTGGTGATTTTGCCGTGACGCCCAAGGATGTGATGAGTCGCATTACTATGACACCAGAATTGAAGAACTTCATCATCAAACTCAATGCAAGATGTCTTGGGCATCTCAGACAGAATCTCTGTAACCTTGTGGGTATCATGCCGCAAGATGAAACGATGCTGTACACTCTGACGAATGTACCTATCACCGACATCAAAGCGAGTGCGGAGGATCTCCCCGGAGGATATATCCTCCGCACACCATTGTACAATCTGTTGATGTACATTTCCGTGAAGGCTGAACAGATGGGTGACCTCAATACAGCATATGATTGTGCGACCCTTTTCAGTCTCATCACACTCGGGAGATTGAAGTACAAGTACATCCGAGTGTGTAATGCTGTAAACATGACAAACACGATTTCTGGCATGTCAAAGAAAACATATGTGGGTACCAACGGGCTTGTCTGGATGGTGTACAAAGTGGCACAAAGCACCTATGACAAGTATCGAGAAGTGCTCGTCAAAGACCCCAACGATCTTCATGCGCGACTTCGGTACATCATCGACATCCGAAACAAATTCAATCAAATTATGAAGCATATTGCTCGACTTTACTACGCCACACATCTCAATCAATCATCTACAGCGAAGAATGATACAGCCATCAAATCCATCAGCACATCGATTCTCTCGATGATCATAACGAATGATATTCCATCAACTGTGGTGAACTACATCGCCACTCTGGCAAAGGTTCAGCATGATGATGTCTATCAAATGCATCATTTCGTTCAGATCAATGCATCAGCACAACAGTACGTAGATGTACTCATCACATTCATAGTGAAACGACTTGTGGAGCTTCAAAGCATTGGAGCCGATCAAGGTGTCATAGTAAACGAAATCAATCCCGATCTTGTGCGGAAAATGTATGGATCATTCCGCAGAACTGCATTGGGAAAGGTTTCCGCACAGGATAACATTTTCGCGTCACAAAATATTCCAGAGAGTCTTGTTCTTGCATTTGTTGTGGTGCTTGTGTGCTTCTATTGGCAACAAGCACAAAAGTACGAGATCGACATAATAGATCAATCACAACACCTTGATAATATCTCTTTGAATCAGGAAGAATGAAAGTGAGGTGACTCTTCATTCATGGCTGAGCATGACCTTCTTGCCCGACTTGGATCAACAGGTGCTGCCACAACACCACAACCATCCACAAGTATGTCCACACAACAAGCCGTACAAGCAATCGCGGAACTCGCGGCGGTTTCTGGTGTACGATCTCCTTCGATGCGTCCGTCACTTTCCGCACTCCCATCGGAGAGTGTACGGCCCGCAACATCTCCATCAGCAGCTCCGGATTTCTCGGCATTAGCCATACCACTTGCATCCATCAACGAGTCATCTACATCCACCGCCACATCAACAAAACAAGTCGTGGAGCATCTTCAGGGATTATTGGTTCGTGCCGAAACGGCAAACACATATCTGAAAAGTATGGCGACGCATATAGAATCGATGGTTCGAAATCCATCGGACGCAGAAATGCTTCGTGAATCGAGCCGATACTTCCGACTCGTTTCCACAAGCAGGCTCGGTCGGATATTCATCGGAAACGTTGCTCGAAACCTCTCCGCCGACTATACCCGAATGATGACACAACTTGGACCTGCCATCGCCCACAATCAGGTGAGTATGCTTGAATTATATTTTCATAAAATTCTATCCGATGGACCACTTCGCGGACTTGTGGGGTATATGGGCACCGTTCAAGAACAGATGCTGAATGAGAAGCATGAGTTCACACACGAAACACACCTTGCCATTACAGAGACAATTCCACGACGACTTGGTGCGATATACGATGCCCTCGGGGTTGTGAATCAATCGATCAGGGAACACACATATGTGATGCGTCGTGTGGTTGAATTTACTACCGCTCTTCTCTCCGATGAACTCAGATTAATCTATATACTTCTGGCAACAACTCAGGCATCTGTATTGAAGGGATTGCACACAATCGAGTCGAATATTCGATATCAACTTGGACATATATCCACGGTTATCGTTCAAAGTTTTTACGATATTGGTAAGCAACAACAAAGGTATTGTACTGTACTTCGAGATGCGTTGGCGAGTATTGACTCGCGCCTCCGAGAACAGCTGGTTATGACGCAGTGGGGTTATCGAGGAAGTGATGCGTTTCGACAGCATATCGATGCGTTTAATCAACACCAGATGGATGCGATGTTAGCGACACGTCGTAGATTGGTAAGCAGTCTTCACGAAGTGGGCAAACAAGTAAATAATATGACAAACAATCTCGTTGAAATGAGAGATAGAACACTTACTCGGATCAATGAGACGAATATCCGTCAATATGAAGCC